GGGGAACCCAACGCCGCATGCGAGCCAAAGTTTTGGGGAGCATTGCTAGTGCTCTTTGCTGCAGGTGGTTCATAGGGAGTACAATCATACCACCTATTTCCAAAATACGGAGGGGGAAGATTATAAGAAAAACAAAAATCAGTTCCCGCTGCAACTGCAACAAAATTAAGAGCTATTTCTTCCTGACCTTCAGACCATAATTCGGGAAAGTAACGATAAGGTACCGCTCCAACAAACCCTGTACCATAATGGAGAGTAGGAAACCACTCTGTAGAACACAGAAATGGTACAGTGCACTCAATAACTTGAGTAAGGCCATAAGAAATAGCTGTGGCTCCGTCACAGAACCGTATAGCGGCATTAACGCCCGCTATGGGAGATTGAGAAACTTCATAATTTGAACTCATTTTCATTATTCCAACCGCTGAAGGATCAACAGTTTCATCCACGTCAAACCCTATTTTTAACTTATATTGACCTCGATTATAATAAAAAATAGAACAAAGAGAATCAACAGTGCTAAAACGAGCCATAGATGGTTGAGACACATACGAACCACCTTCCCATATAGGAAAGTGTATGGTCGAGCCAGCTCTTGGAGACCATCTCTTAGCCATAGCCTCAAAAGTTGAGACACCATCTGTAGGGTATTTAACAGGATTACAAGAACCAAATTGAGTTATGTCTTGAGAACGAAACTTTCTAATATCCATTTGCGCCTCATGTCGCGCCGTTCTCAAAGGTACAGCAGCCGACTGAGCATAAGGCATAGGTTCCATCTGAGAGGCCATAATAAAATCAGGATTAGCACTCTCATACACAAGAACATAGCAGGAAGGCGTAATATCACCTGATTTCGACGCAGGGGAAAACTCAGAGACAGTTATATTTGGAGAAATATCTCGGTAATTAAAATTAACATCTCCAATAACTTGCCATGGTACTGTAGACAAATAGGGGACAGTAACTTGTCGTACAGTAGTACCGCGAACAGTAACGAGTTGTTGAAGAGTATCACCCGGAGATATATTCGCCAACGTACCTCCTTGATAATCCAAAGCAATTTTAAGCCTAAACGTAACCATAGGAGAGCTAATAAACATAAAAGTATACGTTATAGATCCCCTCCAAAAACGAAAATACTGAGACAGAAATCTAAGTCGCGAACACGAAGGTATATCTGAATAAGTCGCCAAAGGTTCTCTACCGTCGTATACGGCGGCAGATATGACGGTTCCACCTCCTGCTACTATTCCGGACCGGAGGACACATGACGGCTTTTGAAGAAACTCCGACAAAGAATTGTGTCGGGCATTTCCTTTTGGAATAGCCATGGTCCCAGTCCCCAAAACATTTCGAGGTGCTGTGTAACTCATTCCACCAAAAACAGATGGCAGAACATCCATCTGATTCTGAGCACCCTCATCAACAACGTGAGACACCACGAGAGGTTCAGAGGGAGGTTCAGCAGAAACGTTAAATTGAACTTCTTCTCCTTCTTTACCACCATATAAAAAGGCATTTGTGTTTTCCTCTAGTGCGGAAAAACCTTTTTCAACAACACCTTCCAACATCTTCGTTCCACGTTTTGCCGCGGCATCATACAACATGCCCCCGGCGGCGGAGGCTGCCGTCGTAAAAAGCATATCCATCTGAGCTGTGTGTGTAACAAACTTGGTTGCTCCAGGTGAAATAGGACAAGACACCTCAGGATCAACCACCTGAATAAAAACACTAACACTAAATGTTTTAGGTACAGAAGACGACGTTGAACTACAAGTATTGTCATACAATAATTTGAGCCCATTGAGTCGTTGAATCTCAAGCTGCACTTCAGTCTCCGGAGTCCACTTTTCCAAATCAATCCAAGTGTTATGAAACAACCAAGGAACGGTAATAGTAGACTCAGGCATAGACGTAAGATCAATAATAAGGCAATCATCATGAGAATACCATCCATAATCAGATAAAGCGAGAGAGTTATTGTGACGCCTCTCATCGTTTGGGCAGCAAGTAGCCGCCATATACCCAAAAATAAATGGATTTGTTTGTAATACAATCCTATACTTAATAGCTTTCCATCTAAGATATCGGAACGTGCGAAGCACGCCTTCATTTACGGAATTAGCCACCCAAGTTATAGGGTCAACTACATTCATCAGAACGGATTCTGACGTCGAGTAATTCTTTTGGAGAACAAGTCTTTCTCTACTAAGAATATCTCTAGGTGTCTGGTCCTCAAAAGGGGACTCATCTCTAGGAACGGGAATCCTAGACACAAAGGAGGACACTTTTATCTCCTCTGTAACAAATTCTACTAACCCTCCGGTAGACGTCGGGGTATTAATTATATCCAATGTATCAGCAATCTAGCAAGCGATAATGATGCATTCCCGGCAGATCATTCGGGGTACATCTCGAATATAGTCAAATTAAGGGCGCGATCCGTGATCATGACAAGGTTCCACGTCCATGCATTCCCTTAAAGGTGCCTATTATACCGAGGCCGGTTGGATGCTTTTAATGCCGTCCCAAGGCGGGGCAATGAAAATTAACACATGAGAATTCCCTCAGCAAAACGCTGATGGTACTGCTCCCATGTCTGAGCCAAAAATGGAATGGCATATTTCTTTGAATACTGCCAAAGTCGAAGTTTTTCTTTTTCAAAAACGTCACGACCATGATGGTAATATTCCATACATGCTTGTTCGACATTTATGGCAAGTTGCTGTTCTACTGAAACACCGCGCTGAGGCTTGCGTATCCATAAAACCATACCATGTATCGATTCCAAAGAAAGCGGAGCATGAGTTCCATGACAACGTTGAAAACGCCGACACAGGAAATCGATCTCTTCCCATTCCAAATAATCTTTGGTACAAGTACTCTTTCCAGGAGTAGTATAAGTCATACCAAAATTTTCATAAATAAACTTAGACATCTTCGGCATAGTTACAACCCCTATTAACTCAGGGTGAACAGCGCCGACATTGTCATCGCCATAAAAACCACGTTTAAGGTATTGGTTAATCAATGTTATGTAACTCTGAAAATTCGGAGAACTAAACATTGTTCTAGAAACCTCACATCTATAGAACCAATTACTCATAAGCACATTAGCAAATGAATTGAGAACACCAGTTAACCACTGTCCTGAACCATTCGCCCAATTCATAAAGTAAACTTCACAAGTTATAATCAACAAAGGACCAACACTAGCAAAGGTGATACAATAGAGATACCAATTCATTTTCTCATCTGTCCATTGCGCATACCAACGAAATGCAGAAAACAAGCCATACGCGAACACTTGACGAATACTAGTATCGAAGTTTGAAAAATCACCAGCAAAAAACTTTGCATCAGGAATTGACTGGAGCTTCTTCCGTAAAAACTCCCATTCATTACCATGAGGATTGATTCCAATGTTAACATCAGAAGTTCCTCGGTGAGATTTCATAAAATTAATTATATCACCAATAATCATGATGGTAACAATGAGATGGACGAAACAACCAACATAAAAAAGACGAGTCTTGCCCGCATAAACACGCGGCAAATCTCTGGTCTCATCTTTAAGACAAGCTTCCATGGCCTGCTTTAACGTATATCCTTTGTCCATCATTTCAAAGACCTTATCAATCGCAGCATCAAGAAGAGGATGAATCCAACCCGTAGTTTTATCAAACATCTCTTCGCGCTTACGAAACCCATGGACTTTACCCCAATAAGAAACGGAAGCTTGCATATCCGAAGATTGCAATGCTTCCATCTTAGTTAGCATCCTGAATTCACGTCGAACATTTGGAAAGAAACCACAAAAAGCAGCTTCAGGTTCTGTATCTATAAACTCAACAAATTTAGGATCAACTATCTTTACTGGGGCACATTCTACTTTGGCAACGGCGTTAATAAGAGGTTGTACAAGAACTGAAGTTCCATCCTCTTGCTCTACATAAGTCGGTTTTAACAGCGCAGGAGCTGACGAAACGGGATAAATAGGAGGTGTTTCGATATCACCTTGAAAAGGAGATGGAATAATATTAGTTTCAGAAGGTATAACTGAAGGCCTTTTCAGAGAACCCATCGACACCAGACGGCCATTAAACTTGTCTTGCCTACGAGTTGCTGAAAGATTATCCATAACATGAGGAGGCATAAAAAGTCCTTGTTTCATTACAGGCCCCTGAGGAGTATGGTAGGCAATTTCTCTAGGAAGGTCATTTTCAGTAAGAATGTTGATAAGTGAATCATCTCCTACCCTTCCAATATGGAAACCAACAACGTACACATTATTAGTAACAGTATCTACAGCAATATACGGAAGGGAACAATGCCCCGCTTCACCTTTTGCTCCAATACAATACATGTAGTCATTTATCATCAATGATTCTTCTTTCCCATCAACTGTTGTCAAATGAGTGAGAGAAGGAAGTTCTCGATCAACTAACTTTGAGCCTCCAGCCAAATAATTCACAACTACTCCGCCTTTAACTTGACGATGAAGCCTGGAAATCTTATAATAACCAGAAGTCATGGCAGACTTAATATTTTCTAAACTCTCAAACCTCTTCTTACACGAGGGAAGTTCGGCAAAAACTTTATGAGAAAAATCCAGATAAACACAGTCCTTATCTTCCGAAGGTATAGTTACCTTAACGTGAGAGGAATGTATTACATCGGTTACACCTTTGTCATTAGAAATTGTTATCTTGTCAAAATCAAAACCAAGTACTATTAAACAATGATGATAAACAAAGGCTCTCCTACCTGAAAAGAACACTGGTATAGACATCTCTTTATCCCCATAATGAAGGGTAAGCGTTCGCATATTATTACTAATTTCGTTTATTTGCGACATAACCGATTCATTTAAAACTTCACTCCCTTGCGCTCTATGAGTCAAAACTCTTTGACGAGCTTTGAGTCTAGCCTGAAAACCTTTAGACAGGGACTGGGCAGTATGAGACGCGAGTTTAGATTCAATTTCTGGGTCAACAAAAGAGAGTTGTGAGACATCCCCTGTCAGAGACGAAACTTTGTTTTTAAGGAAATACCAGGCAATTCCGGCAGCTAAAAGAACGCCAACTGCAGCACCAGCTACTTTCCATGAAGTAAAATAAGTTTGCGATGCAACCCAATCAGAGAAAGAGTTTGACTTCTTAAGCCACTGGGCAATCTCAAAAGAACGAGAAGATGGAGTCTTTGCTTTAATATCTTTTTTCCACCGCTTTAAAAGTATTCGCCACTGATTGAACGACAGATCAGGATTCCAAGTCCCAGTCTTTTTATCCATAACTGCTTCGAAACGATTATGCCATAACCCAAACTCGGATGTTAAAAATGCCTGAGGTTTATCATACGGTATATCGAAATAAAGTCGATTAAAATGAGAAACCACAAACTGATCCGAAAATATTTCAACAACCTTCGAATCCAACTCATACTCTTCAAGCATTCGAAAAAGACGTTCGGTAATAGGATTGACATCTTCTATAGCTCTATTTTTCAGAGTAACAAAATCTTCCTTTGTCAAAAACTTCTGTATACGTTTCAACATCAACAATTCCAACAAAAAATTATAGACCTGTTTTCGTATTTTATAATCAGGATTATGACTCATCTGAAAAATTTTCGCCATCATTCTTTCTGGGAAGGAGTCTGTTTTAGAAGCCCCATCTAAACTATATTCATTTTCCAAAAGATGCTCACTAACTTGTGTAATTGAACCGAAAGCCATAATAGCACAGGCCTGATACGCTGGTCTATAAGGAGAAACTTGCTCGGGACCGTTAACTTGTCCAAACCAAGAAGGAACGAGCCATTGGTACAACATACCTCCTATTCTTCCAGGATTGGAAATGTGAAGATCATCATTTTTAACAACATCAAGCAAAAGTACATCCTGTTGTTGTTTCATTACCAAAAGCCGCATATCATCATCAACAATCATAACATTTCTTTTGGCCTGATAATCTTCCCAACCTTGTGCAATATGCACACCCACTCCTGATCCATCGTCAAGAACAATAGGAACACGAGAAAAATCAATTTCCTCGTGTTGAATAACGGGAAAATACTGAGCAATTGATTGCGAGAGCTCTTTCTTGGGATCAAAATAAAATGAAGGAAGCTGAGGACCTAACGTAGTCGTTTCAGGAGCATCAAGGCGCTTAGTAACAGGCGTGGTAACAACAATTGGTTCAATTACTTTAATTTCAACTGTCGGAGGAACACGAGCAATAGGCTCAACACCCAAAGGAAAATTGTACAAAACACAATTATTTTCCTTATCAGGATTATGTTCCAACCCGAAGTAAGAATAAGGATGAATCCCATGAGCCTCATTAACAGGACGAATTTCTGGAAAAAACTCATGCGTTGCCAATCGTTGCCGAAGAGAGGACGTAGTTTTGTATTTTCTAACAATCTCCATCGCAACTCTATGAGCTATCTCTTTAAAATTTGAAGTTTGCACCTTCTTCCGCTTTAACAAATCATAATATGACTCAACATGTCTACTAGAACAGTCTTTCCGCGAACACAATTGACCATGTTCACAGAGAGTGATAGTTTGATCCTGAAGGGCAAGATGTTGTGCGTTTGCCGGATCAGGATCATAATACTCAGTATAAAACCACGCTCGTTGATAGGATTCATTTTGCAAAATATCCTCAACATGCTCATTACGAGAGACAGTAACATTAACATGCCTACGTCTAAAAAATGATGTAGGGGCTGTCATACCTGACTCAGATCGAAGAGACTTGTCTGTAGCGTTAGTAGCTACGATTATAAAAGGACTAGTAAAGTAATTTTGACCCTTCGCACCGAATGCCATATTTAACGACATAGGATTGGTATCCACCATGTTGAGAAATTCTGCACATTGTTCTCCACGAGTGGTCGGATCATCTACCGCTAACATCTCATCATGAACAACACAAAAATTTTGATCATATCCTTCCCAAAAATCAGAATTTTTCGCTTTAGTATAAACCATTGTAGGATTCCAAGGATCAGGATACAACTGGGGTAACATCTTCTGTACAACTTCGTACACAGCCTTTGGAAAAATTTGCATTGAAGCACCCTTTCCTTGACCACCCATTCCTTGAAGATTGAGCACCGTAGGTTCACACCTCTGAGTAACAGCTATCCCTGTAGTACGTACAAGTTCAGCATGAGTCATAATATTACTCATAAGAGTGTTCATATGGTTATACCACTTATTATCAATACCACGTAACTGAGCTAAAGCTGTTTTCCAACCAGGAGCTTGTCGTCCTAACTGACGAACTAAACGTCCCATTGGCTCATCAGTCAGCATCAAACGAAGATTATCTGGATTTCTGTAAAACTCTACCAACTTATTGCAATACAATTCAAGTTCATCCTTCTGTTCAGTATCAAGAAAGAACGGCTTATCCGTAAAGAAAATCCAACATTTATCGACTAACCAACACGACCAAGAAGACACAGATTTGGTAACGTCCGGCATCTTCTGCATGAGATTAACAATGGTCATAGTGTCACGAAGAGAAACTAAACCAATGGCTAATGTACAAATATTTCGAACAGTACCAAAATCCATTTGGGCCTCGTGCTCTCCAATAGTTGGAAAGACACGAGACCATAGTTTAGTAGTTCGTGCAGAATTAAGCGCTCCCGCAAACATTTCAATACTAGTGATAGCAAGAAAAAGAAGAGGGGACAAAACTGTGCTTTTGAATACATGTCCAACAAACAATATAAACATGGTTAAAGCCACAACAAAAACTGTCTTCATAACTATTCCACACTGATTTGCATACATTTCATCGGCAGCATCATTAGTTCTTTTCCAAAAGTCTTGCCACCCATCTTTGGCCCAAGAAGCAGTATCAAAAAATGGCTTAAACATACCCATAACAATATCAACGAGCCCCTGAAAGGCTCCTTTAATAACATCACGTATATAAGACAAAATGCCAACTGTAGACACTCCAAACGCTTTAATCTTGGTCATAATCATATCTGGTATAGATTTTATATAATTTGTGATGATGGCAGAAATAAGTTCATTACCACCATTCTCACACACCACTTTAGCAACATGATTAACAGTTTCTCCCTCAGAATAAGCATTTTTAAGATCTTTTAAGGCAGAAAATAGAGTCGAGACAGTATCTCCCAGCCCTTGAGCTTCGTGAAAGGTATGTTTTGCCATATGTTTCGCAAAGATTACAGGATCTTTAAAAGCCTTCGTAGCAGTTTCATCATTAGCAAAACCCTTTCCGTTATATTTGGGGACTTTCTTGCGAGTAGATGAAGGTCGCTTCCTTTGATTAAGAATAGCCATCTTTCTAGACTCAGCGAGCTTATCTTCATCTATAACCGCAAGCTTAAGTTGTTTATGTCTATCAGCAGTATCTAAGGAAATCTCTTTTCCCGACACAGGCGATGTGAAAGCATAATCCAAAATATGAGTAATACGATTCTCACTTACACCACAAAAACATCTAAGAAGAAGTTTATAGTTGTTAAGAACAAAAACAGTGTCCGAAGTAAACACGCGACGACTATTCTGTCTATTTGGACCATCAGATCTAATAAGATCATATCCATCCTTCGCTCTATTCAAGAGCAAATGACAATGAAAAAGATGTCCAGGTACAGTATCCAATTTCTTAAAATACTGATAATCCCAAAGACGGTTGTTTATGCGAATAAACTTAGTTGACATTTCCTCAACCGTCCAAACACCTTTACTCCATTCAATAGACAAAGTTCTTAATTTTAGGCGATCCTCTTCACTAATATTAAATTCACGAAGAATTCGAACACCCTGAAAAGGAACGCATTGAAATTTATCATTATGGGTCATATCCTTGACCCATGGCCTAAATCGATTCTCATTTGGGGCAGGAAGTCCATCCTCATTATAGAAGAACTTAGCCCACTTATCTTTTAGTCGAATTTCAAGAATGGGAAGGCTCTTTAAAACCCTCCACCATCGCTCAGAATACGAATCGACAAGTAATCGATCTACATGTTCAACTCCCCATTCATCAACATATATCTGCTTTATATATCCTGATTCAGCAACGGCTTGTGGTATACGAGAATTAACAGGAAACACATAATTGTGAACCCACTGATCACTCGCAAAAGCAATTACGTTAGGTCTTACATCAAGCAATTGATTATAAGGAATTAAACGAGGAAGTAAGTGGGGAACATAAAAATCCCCATTTGGTCGAGTCTTTAACTCTCTTACTTCCAAAACAAGACGATGCTCAAGGGTTTCAACAAACCCCTCAGACGTATAAATTTCGACTTCATCAGTACGAGTATCAAAATCACCAATCTGAATTAAATTAACATCATCTTCAAATTCATCTCTAGAATATGGATAATTCTCTTCATA